TCTAGAAGAGACGGGAAGCCTTCTCCCGATCTGCTCCCCAACTAACGTTGGAAAGAGGGGTCGAAGTTTCAAATCAAACCAACAACACTTAATTTTCATGATATTTTTCATACCATTACTCACCAAGGTTGCGGTAAGACCGTTTCACTCCAGCGCTACACTCTACCTTCTCTCGAACCACAAATTGTTTCCGAAAGTGGATTGGGAGAGAGTCGATGCAGGCAACTACGCATGCGTAGACCCGGTTAATCCCGGGGTAATCTTGTACCTTTCGGAGCAAGATTACATTGTGATGGTACGAGTAGCCATAACGTCGAATACGACCCTTAAGGTCCTAGCGGCGCCAGGTGAAAATCACACCTCATCCACAACTTCTCAAGATCCTTCTCAAAATTCCCCTACTGCTTCCCCCTGGGAGACGATCCTAAAACTAGGTCGTCGTACCTCAGAAGGTAGTGCAGGTAGGACGCGCTTTCTCAATTTATGGAGATCAGTGATGCAACCCTTCTTTTCGAAGGTGAAAGCAACCCGTTCCACAATTAAGGGCGCGATTGGAATCTCGATGATCGGACTGACGCGTGAAAACGTAGTTCAGTGGTTCCATACATGGCATGACTTAGTGTCATGGTGGAGCCGTGGCTCACAACTGTCCACTGTCCAGAAAAACGAACGAAATTCGTTCGGAGCTTTTCTTTCGGTCATTCTTAGGAACAACGGTATAAACCATCTCATAGCACGATTGAAAATCATGCTATTTGTTGTCAATGCCTACCTTGGAGGTAGACGGTTGACTTCAACTGAAGATCTTGGATTTAGAATCCGTCTTCAGAAGGGTCTTCCTGCTGCTTTGCCTAGAATTGTACGAGCCGGTATTCGGTTCGGGAATAAGCATTATATCCATATTTGGACATCAATGCTGTTCTCTTATAAAGGCCTCCTTGGTTCCTGGCAGGAGCCTCATCTAGCTGACGGTACAATTGCTTCACCTCACCCTGAACTCCCTACAAACCTGCTCAAGGCCTTCCATGACTTCTGTGGGGTCCTTTGGCACACGCTGCGTCTAGCATCAGCCCCCGAGCCTAACTTTAAGATTAAAGGAACATTCTTCTCTACTCATGCAGGACCAAACCACCCTGTTACTGTGCTTGGAGCCGGAATTGATGCCTTCCTTTGGGAGGCACTTGACCGATTCGGTTTTAAAAAGACCGGGTCCCAAGCAACTGGTATTAAGGTGAATCTGGACATCATGGGTCCTAACTCTTGGACGGCGCAAGCCATCCAACAAGTTACTGGAGTTTCTCGGAATTATATCCGAGAGTGGCTAGAGGCGACAGGTCAACCCGATATTTGGAAAAATATCAGACTAACTGCCAAAATGTTCGCTCTCAATAATAAAGTTTTACAAGGGGTCAAAGATGCTAATGGCCTTTTTACGGTCATATCTGCGGCGGGCAAAGAAACCAGA